GACCATTTTAATTTAAATGTTCTCATTAATGAAGCTGGTTTTAATGATGATGCAACAAAAGTAATATCTCTTGGTTTAATATATGGTTGAATTGCAAGGTCAGTTACATATGTTCCAAGATCAACTTCAGTAGTCGAACTACTAATTTGTTTCATGTTGAGTTCTGCACCTTTTTGTACATAAACTCGGTCGGTTGTTGTTTGTAAATTACCAAACGAATTGCCACCAAGGCCAATTGTTCGGTTGTCTACTGTGGTAACAGTTTCAAACCATTTACTATCAACAACTTTAGCAAAAGGATTATCTTTGTCATTTACCCATGTTGGATTTTGATCTGAAATATATTTGAAAGCTTCATTTACAAAATTAAATGCATTTTCTAAACCTTGTGCAGAATTGATTGTAACTTTTGCAGTATGATTGGTATCAACATCACCGGTATACTCAGGCAACAATTTGATGTTACCTTTAAAGTTAGCAAATAAAGCACTTGCAACTGGTATAGATTTTGTTGCATAAGGTTGTGATGCAAAAGCAGTATTTGCATAACTTAACATTAATGATTTTTGATCATTAACACCTACAGCAGCAAAAGAACCTGAAGAATTAGCTTGGGACCATTTTAATTTAAATGTTCTCATTAATGAAGCTGGTTTTAATTGAGCTTCTTCAATAAGGTTGCGGTTATCAAAGCCAACATCACTATAGGTTGCTTGTACATCTCTTGTAGTAAAATTGTCTACAAGAATACCATATTTGGATCTTTCAAGGCCATCAGCATCCAATATTTTAGAATCAGCTGCGTTCTTTTCTAAGTTCGTAAGAGCAACATAATACTCCAAACCTTTAATTCGTTTTTCAAAAGCACCAATATCATTCATTGTAAAGCGGCGATTGTTTTTAAACTCCGCATTAATTTCTTTGACACTTTCCGTATAAGGAGGAATAGTCAAAGTATAAATCATCATATCGTTTGGATCGATAGGAGGTGGAATTGGTGTAACAGAAGATTTACCTGAAACAACCGAAAATTCTTTAGATGGTTTAACTACCAATTTATCAATGCGACTTAAATAATATTCAAAACCAAGTTCTGCCGTATAATCTGGATCGGCATTGACAGCACCAGATATTGTTTCTGAAGCAATTTGTCGTGTTGGTCTAAAGTCTAAACAAGAACGCAAAGAAATTAATTTACCATCTTCATTACTTAAAAATTTGGACATTTCATCATAGGTGAAATTTGATCCAGTTTTTAAATAAGAATCAACAGTAAACAAACCAATATTTTGTGGTGATGGAGCAGCTTGATGTTTTAAATATTTGTATTGTACCAACAACGAAGAACCTGTTGGTGAACTATAACCACGCTTTAATTTAATTGTTGCATGGTCGTAATGTGTTTTACGTTGACCATTATCAAACTCATAATTATTAGTTACATCATAAGTTGCATCTGTTAACATCGCAGTTGTTACATTGCCTGTGCCACGAGAATCTGTAATTCGAACAATCTCATAAACATCTGGTACCTGTAAACTAACAACAGTACCAGGAGTTTTTAATTGTTGCATTAGTGCTGCATTATTAAAGAATGTTGCACCAACATCTTGAAAAACGTAACCACCTGTAATAGTCGTTACAGTACCAGTATTACCTGAAGATAATGAATTACCAGCAGTGTCTAAATTATAAGGAACTTTTGCATGTAAATCTGCACCTGTGGTAAGTGGTATCATTTGTTTACCACGAATTGCACCAGATGTTCCATTTTCTGCATTGTTTACTTTTGTTGTAATAATGAAGTCTGCACGAACACCAGCAGTATCAAAATCGACAGTAATGGAGTTATTACTTACAGCAGTAACAGTAAACAAATTATTAGCTAAACTTACAACAGTATTTGGTGCAATACCAGAAGCTGAATTTGATGTTGAATTGTAACGAATAAAGCAAATAATATTATTTAAAATTTGTGAATCGTTAAGAACACCTGGCGAACCTGCAAATGCAAAAGTATCTGTACCAGTTGTTGAAATTGTTAATGAACCCCCACCGTCAGCAAGTTTATCAGAGTAAACTTTTCTAGCATAAAAATCCAAATTATTAATTGAACCAGCTTTAATAGATTCAAAAGGAGTATCAAATATTAAACTTGTTTTTGATGGTTCAGTAATGTAGGCATCACCAGTTGCAACATCTTTAGAACTACTGTGAACATTGGCTGCAAAAGATAAAGATGATCCAGATTTTACTGAAATTGATTCTGCCACTTTGAAGTCTGATTCGATAGAATAAGTATTTGAAGCAGGTATAAATGGTAACGCTTGAGAAAGTGTAATTGTTTGAGCTACACTATTAGATTCTCTGATTAAAATTGGTGCCAAAAATAGTCCTGCACCATCAGTAATTCTGAAATACATGTTAGCATAACAATTTGCTTGTGCTGATGTTGAAAAAGAAGATTCTAATTCAATAACAGTATTTGTGGATCCAGAACTTGGTATAGTACCAATAATTGGTGTTGAGGTTACATCAAAAACATTTACATAAAAAGAATGTGAAGTGCCTACATCAGAGGCAAAAGATGTATTATATTTCATCATATCGGCACGGAGTGTACCAATTTTTGTCGAATTATATTCGTTAGATGAAGCTGGATTAATTGTATTAAAACTTGTACAATGTATATCAAGTTTTGGAAAGCTGGATATATCTAATGTGCCATAAGTATTAGCTACAACAATGTAACTAGAATAATTTGTTGGTAGATCATAATCAGATACATTGGCTGTAGTTCTTGCTCTAGGTATAGTTATACGAGTAGGTGCAATCGTTTGAACTTCGTAACCGCCAACATAGGCTTTACCTGGATCTAACACAGCTGTAAATGAATCTGCAATTAAATTATTGTTTGCATCGTAAGCTTCTTCTTCAAGCGATAACACAAAAGGATCAACAGTATAATTACCTGATTCTTCAAATGTTCTACGTGCAAGTGTTTTTTCAATTTCACTATAAACCGGATAATTAATTTCTTTTGTTTTAACACCATTGACAATTCTAATAACTTCAAAGAAAGAAGATTCATCGGTGGAATCTAATGTTCTTTTTGACAGTCTAGTTGCAATTTCAAATCGAGCAGCACCAGGAGCTTGATAATTAAAGGCACCTTGAGCAGGATCTAATAGTGAAGTATCATCAACCTCATCTATAATATTTTCTTCAAATTCAATACCAATTTTATATGAAGGTTGAGTGTTTATTGTTGTTGCATTGTAACCTATACGATAAAACAGTTCTAGTACTAGAAATTGTGGAACAACTTTTACAAAATTACCTTTAAAGTAATAAACACCTTCCTGAATACTAGCAACATAGGATCGTCCTACGGCTGAAGTATCTTTTGCTTGAGCAAATATATTTTGCCCAAAAATTTTGATTTCATCATTTTCAGAAAATGTATCTGAACTTAAATACTTTAAAATTAAAATTGGATTTGTTGTACTATCATCAATTGCAATTACTTTAGCACGAACATTTTTACCAGAATTGTAACTTATAATAGTCTTATCGGTAAATTGAGTAACATCAATATCTTCATTATTATATTGAGTATTTAATATTAAGTAAAAGGCACGATCATCTAAAGAGATTTTACCACCAACAATTGGACTACCACTTTTGAAAATGTGGTTGCCAAATTTTTCAATTTGGCTTGATAAGATTGTTTGTAATTGAGTTAATTCACGGGCTTGAACAGAATATCCAGGCCTGAAAAGAACTCGCATGTAATTCTTATCTTCGTCAAAATCATCATAGTATGGATCGTAATTAAAAAAAGTAGTCATTTATTCCTCTAGAAACTTAAAATGAATCGTATTCTATCTATTTGGTCTGCATCTCTTGTAATGGGTGTTTTATCCGAAACATATAAAACTTTACCTGAATATAATTCTAGTGATGGATCAGTTTTATTTATGGCTACTCGGATAGAGCCACTCGATTGTCCTTTAATAGGTTCATTTGTGGCCAATGTACCATTTACATTATTAACATAAAGTAAATTATTGGTTTCATCAAATGAAATTACTTCTGCACTAAACGTTGATGATGCATAATCAACACCTTGAAAAACTATTTCATCATTATTATAATTGCCTACACCAGCTGAAGTTTTAATTTTTGTATATAAAGTATACAATTCATCTGATGCTAAAGTTGTTGTTCCATATTCATATGGATTTTTTATAATTACAACTTCACGATATTCGTTTTCTGTAGGAAAAACACCAGATTCACTACCATCAAAATCAACATTAAATATGATGGTGTTGGCATAAAGTTCTTCTACTGGATCGTAGCCGTGTCCGTTTTGTGGTGAAAGAATAACTTCAGCCGCAGCTGAGGTTCCAATACCACCAGCAACATCTCTAAAAGTCAAATTTGCTTTGGTGTAATCCGAACCTCTATTCTGAATCGTAACACCTGCAATTTTACCATTGGCCACATTGGCTTTTAAAATTGCTCCAGTACCATCACCTGTAATTGTGATTATGTCTTGCGATGAACCATCAGTATAATTATTTCCAGTATTTGTAACTCGTACTATATCTATACTTCTATTTACAGCAGCCGCTCTAACAAATCGATTGTATAAAACAGGTAAATAATCATTTGTTAAGAACTTTTGTTTTTGTTGAGCAGTTAAAGTGTACATATATTTCCACTTATAACCATCAGCAGTTAAAAAGAAAGGTTCTTCTAAAGATGTAGAAGATAAAGATAATTGTGGTTCACTAGTCGATGCAGCTGCATTGTTATTCCATAAACATTTAAAAACTTGATCTTTAGAGTTTAAAACATAAAAATTTGTACCAGCTGGACATACTGTACAACCAGCAAATCTATAAACTGTACCTGTTGTCCAATTTACTCTAGGTACAACAAAAGATGCATTTTCTTGTGATATTCTTTTTGCAACCATTCCACGATCATAATAGGTATTCAAATCTCTAATAGCTTGACCTGGTGTTGGAGCAATTTCAGTACCAGTATTCCAAACAGTTTCTTTTCCCAAAGACACAAACATGTAAGATTTTCTATTTGCTGGAAGGTATGAATTTGCACTCACATCTAGTAAATCATAGATGCTTTGTGCCAATAGTGTGGAAAATTGGAAAGTCAGTAAGGAAGCCATAGTTCTATTTATTCAACTTTTTGAAGGATTGTGGTGACTAAGTTTGCGGTAGTTGTAAATGATCCAGAAACCAAAATGGTATTGGCATTAACAAATGTAACGGTTCTTATATCGTCAAATACCACATTGATTGTTTGGTTATTTGCAGTAACATTGATAGTATTTTGTGTCATCAAACTGGTGGTGTTTGTAACATAGGTTACAGTTTCAGTATTTCCACTTGAAATAAAAATGGTATCACCATCTTGTACATCATTAATGAAGGTTGTTAAGTTACCTGTAACCACATTTGATGT